CAAGTGGCTTGCCGCTACGACTTAGTCGCCCGCACTGACGCGTCTTTGTTAGACGTGTCTCGATTTAGATTATACCACCTTAGGGTATCGCCCAGTGCCCTGGTGGTAGTATATTCGTGCACTGGGGTTGCAACGAATAATACTTCATCAAAAGCCCCACCTGTTAAAATCGAGAGGCGTGAGTCTCCACGGGTAGCGGTGCCAGCAGCAGATCAGCAGGCTATAGCCGATGCCCGATGGAAAAAGTACGAAGTTATGGATGGGGTCGATGCTAGAGCTTGTCCTGCGACTCTGACGACCCGTGGGCCCGTCGACAAGTTGACGGGTTTGGTTATTACTAATGTCAAACTGTACTCGTGGATACGTATGTACAGTCATTACTTGAAACGGTACACGTGGCTGTACTTCAGGCCCGGCGGGTGTGTTCAGATGCAGTTTGATCGCAGATACCCCACCGTCGCGGATTTTGTGTCGAGCGCTGTAAGAGACGATGCGCCGGCGCTGCCTAAACTGCGCTTTTATTGCCCGTTTCTTCACAGGAGCGTCTTGAGCTCTCGAGGGTGGTGCTGGTTAACCATACCCGGCGTGCAGAAAGCTTTAAGACACTGTGAAACTTTTCCGAGCATAGTGTCTATTTCATACCTGAGGAAGCTCGGGTGTGGGCGGTTCAAGGTTATGCCCACAGGGGATCCCAAGGTGTACCATTTTTCGAATAATAATGGTATACTTATAGATAGCCTCTCATATCACTTGCGTGTGGCGGGTGAGAGGGGCCGAGTCGGTACAGAGCTGGTAGCATCTATCGGCAAAGCGCTCAACCAGGAAGAGGTCTACGCTGGAGTTGTCTCATCCATAACTCAAAAGTTAATGCTGAAAGACCAAAGCGCCTGTGTTAATCACATTGATACCCAGCTCTACAAGATTTTTAAAAATCGTGATGAGGTACTGGGAAAGAAGAGAGTGTGCTACATAAGCTCTCACTTGCCACAAGAAGGAAAGGACCTTTTACGTGAGAGTTTCCCAGAGTTAAATTTGGTATTCTTTGATTCGGTGCATAATGAGCACCCAATGTGCAATAGCGTACGCTATTGTTTTAACGTGCTATTTGCATCAGCGTATAAGAATGTCAAATTTGTGGATGTCGGTGGCAGCGAGAGTTATCACGTGAACATGGGGAACGTTAACGCTCATGTTTGTAACCCCATGGTTGATTGGAAGGACGGCGGACGACGGGTACGAGAGTCTATGTACCTCTCAGACGACGGCTACAAGGTGTGTAACGTGGAGTCGTTGTACAAGGAGGTTGCCGCTGCTAAAGTAACATCCTGCGGCGGACGTTTCGAGGATTGTGGTGTGAGCGCTGATGCAGGGTTTTTTGTTGATGTATACGATATGTCCCTGCAGCAGTTGGCCGATGGAATGGAGAAGAAGAATATGCGCACTTTTAGTCTGGCTTTAATGTACCCCGTAGAGCTGTTGGCAGCTGACGGTGAAATTTACCTTGAAACGCTAGACGTGTTAGTGAAGAGAGAGGGCGATTGTGTGCGCTATAGCGTGGGCGTTACAGGCGAGAGCTACACTCATAGTTATCGTTGTATATCCGCTTATTTCACCGCTCCTGCTGTGGTTGCTAGGGGTGGTACTGTGTTCAAAGTGCAATATGAGGGTTACAGATTGGGGTACCATCATATATCTTTGTGCTTAAGCGACAGCTCTAGTGCTAGCGTTAGTGTGCAAAGGCACATCCGTACCTCCTTCCACGGAAAGAGCATAGTTATGATTCCGAGATTGAATAATGGCGTGATATCCTTCGAGCGTATGGTGTACGATACTGATTTCGTCGATAGGATTTATGCGTACAGTCTAAACACGATCGCCAATCTCGAGAATCGTACGTTCGAGTACGCCGTAGGCAACGTTCGGGCACAAAAGACGCATGTCATTACTGGAACGCGTGTGGTGCATAGTAGAGTAGATATAACGAGTAATGACTTGTGGGGTTTGGTTGTTGCGGTTAGCACTCAAGCCGTGAAAGATAGGCGCAAGAGCCTTGATACGTATTCTTTGGTAAAGGCTTGGGATGGAAACTTTTTGTCAGTAATAAATGTTATGGTGAGACACTTGTTGAGGTACAGTACCACGCTCTTTAGAGGTCTTATGTGGAGTTCCCTGGCGTTAAATTTTGATACTTTCAGGTCTCTGGTGGCAGTGCCTGAAAATTACATATATAGGGTACCGAAGAGCGTGTGTTTGAATTTACGAAGCGTATTACCGTTAGTGACGCTGAATTTTGACTGTGCAGCTGCGGAAACACGTCAACGACTACTTCAGGATATCCGTAGCAAAAGGTATAAGTACGTTTCGAAGGTTCTCGTTAAAGATGCAATAAGCCTAATGAAGAAAAGGCGGTGTTCCGATGGTGAGGATCGCGATATAACTGAAGAGGACGTCGTGTCATTTATTATGAGTAACATGCACAATTTGCATCTTGGGTTTGGTGGGTTACGAGGTGGGGCACGCATTCCGATTCCAACCGTAGGGCTGGCCTCAGTGTTATCGAATGCTAGCTCATCTACAACATCAAGGGTCGCTTTAAAAGTTCTGGCTTCAGCGGTTCGTAGTGTACCCAGGGTTGCGACTGTTGGTGTCTCGGCCGCCACCTCTGCGGTCACTATATGTTATAAGTGCTGGGATAACATAAAGCAGTACAGCGACCACGCGTGCAGTTTTCTAGGCGACGTAGGTCGGAGGTGTGCTATGACGATGGGCGATTGTTGGGAGAGTGACGCCCAGTCTTGGACTGTCGATAAGCACACAAGTTGGTCTGAATGGGTTTTTCTCGCCTTAGATAAAGCGCGTCAGTTCGCCATTGGAACTTTTAAGTCATTACCATCTATCGTCGAGGAATCATTTCGGGATGGTGTTAGGTGCTTCGACTCTACTTGGAAGAGCGGTCAGATCACAAACAGTCACTTGTGTGCGACAGTTGGCGCTATAGGACTGACGACCGCTATGTACGTATGCTATAAAAAGCGCTCGGAGATTAGAGCGTACGCGTCTACAGTTGTTACTACTGTTAATCCACATTTGAGTAACGCAGCCGCTCGCCTTCTGTCGTGGTATGACGGCGTTAAGACTGTGTTGTGTAGCGACGCCTTTTTGGGATGGCTGTATACTCGCTATAACTGTTTAGCTCAATTGATCAGAAAGACGCACATTGAAGGGCGCTGCTTTAGGTATGGGGCCGTTGCGCTCTCGTCGTATATTGTGATGCGTTTTGGGTGCTACCAGGCTGTATACATATGCGCGGGACCACAAGCCAAGGTAGCTATGGCTCTGGCGACGTTGTTGGGGTTAATAAAAGGCGTAGTTCCATGGACCGTACGTAATGTCGTCGTTAATGGTGTAGTTTCATTACTGGGACTATACTATGGTACACTGCCCGAAACGAGCCCCGGTGTTATAATAGTTCGCCCTGTGAATACTTGTAATGTTTACGAGGCGTGCGAGGCTTACTTTGACCCGTCCAGGGACTCACTAACGCGAAACGACGAATCGAACTCTGATGATGACGCTAGTTCGTCTAGTGGTGTTGCACTCGATTCGGTTAAAAGCCTGGATGATTCAACGATACAACGTATAATGTATAGGACAAAAGAATCCCAACCGCTACAGTCAGGTATCCCGACTTGCTCATATGCGCCTGTAACTGAACCAGCCGTTCATACTGGCCCGGAGATAGTGGAGTTGGGACCTTCGCCACTTGATAAAGGAAAGGCTATTGAACGCGTAAATACGCACTCAAGCTCGGAGATAGTGGAGTTGGAACCTCTACCACTTGTTAAAGGAAAAGCGGTTGAATGCGTGAATATGCCGCACATACCCATTAGTGGCGCAGTCGATACAAACCAGGCGTCTAGCAGCTGTACTGCGCCACCGGCAGAGTTTATACCTACAAAACCGCGTACAAATCGCGCATTATCTGATTCCGTTGTCCCTTCGAAGTCAATGAGTACTACTTTGAGTATGATGAGGGACAGCTCGCGGTTCTCGCGCAACAAATGGCTATTGGGACGAGACCCTGTCATTGCTCTTGATGAGCAGAGTGAGCCTGTCATTGTAGGAGACGTAGGTGCATTTGGTGAAGAGGCGCCGGTGGTGGAATACATCTTGTACGTCGCTACTGGTTTATTCAGGCTGTACAGATCCTTAGTGAACGCCGCGAGACTGAGAATCGTTAATGATCAAAAGCGCGTCGTTTTCCCCGCAGTGATACATGAGAGTTGCCCAGGTATATCGGAGGTAAGCCCAACGCATATTATTTTTTCTAAGTCGCAGGGAGAGGACGTGGAGATTGACTCACTGCGGTATGTTTTCTCTGTAAATAGAAAGAGATTTGAGACCGTTGCGGCTCTGAAGATGGCCGATGCCGCTACGGAGAGATATCTGGTGTGTGATGAGATGGTTCCATTCCATAACGCACTGAATTTGGTTGCGGCCATTCATTTATGCGCTGCCGGAAAGGTAGGGAAAAATTTTTCAAAAGTAACCAAGGTATGCGTTAATGCCCCGCCTGGAGGAGGAAAGACAACAAAATTGATTCAGGAGTACTTTAAGGATAGATCTGGCAGTTGTATTATGACCGCCAATCGTGGTAGCGCTATAGATATCAATGATACCATTGAGAGTATAGACGCTGCTAATGCGAGCAAAGCCGCTTCGAACAACGTCAGCGGCGTGGAATCGATAGATAATTATGTTTGTGCTCGTACAGTTAACTCACAAATTATGAACTGCAAAGGAGTAATGAATTATACCTGCGCCCTAGTTGACGAAATGTATTTGATGCACAAGGGTCTGTTGATGTTGGGGGTATTCAGTTCTGGAGCAAGAAGAGCTATATTCTACGGAGATATCAACCAGATCCCCTTCATAAATAGAGAGAAGTGTTTTTACTCTAAGGAGGGTGTGTACTGTCCAGGTAAAGATGAAATTATTTACACATCAGAGTCTTACAGATGTCCTGCCGATGTTTGTATGTGGTCAAGCTCACTCAAGGCGCAAGCTGGGTCTAATCGCTACCTGAAGGGTGTGTCATGCAACCAGCGTGAAGTGGTGTTACGCAGTTTATCCAAACGCCCGGTAGTGTACGCGGAACAAGTGATACAATTGGAAGCTGACGCTTATATAACATTCAAGCAGGAGTGTAAAGAAAAAGTCGTGAGGGCGCTACGAGCTGTAGGCAGGAGGGATAAAGTGTTTACAAGCCATGAGGCGCAAGGTATGACTTTTGGGCGGGTCGTGTTATGTAGATTAAGTGCCACTGACGATTCCGTTTTTTCTTCTGAGCCTCACATTTTAGTTGCACTCTCCAGACATACACAATCCTGTGTCTATGCCACTCTTAGTAGTAAGTTAGCCGACAAGGTAGGTGCGGCCATAGACTCAGTTACGCGTAAGGAGGTAAGTGATACGGTACTTAAGACCTTTGTGGCGTCGGCGTTATTTCGAGCTGATTGAGCGTTGCTCCTGGCAACAAGATCTAGAGCGTGAAGTGTTAGCACGCTGTTCCAACAGCCACTTTTACGTGGTTAATAGTTTCTTGGAGGAGATGGTACCGGGGAGCGTTAGTCTGGATTACCGTTTTTTCGAGGATGACTTTGAGTTCTCGGACCATGAATTCTTGATAAATTCGTGCATTTTGCGCGACAACTCTGTAAATAAACTGACGTATCGTGAGAACTATATTTATAGTTTTATCCGCAGTAATATAGGTATGCCGAAACGCAATACACTAAAGTGTAATTTGGTGACTTTTGAGAATCGTAACTTTAACGTCGATAGGGACTGTTATGTCGGTTGTGACGATTTCGTCGCCGATGCGTTAGTTGAGAAACTTGTGAATCGATTCTTTTTGGGGAACCGATTATTTGAGCTGCAGAGCGACGTTGTATGCGCTAACGCTGTAGCCGCGAGCAATTGGATCGACAGTAGGACCCCATCTGGGTATAAAGCTTTACTAAGCGCGCTTGGAGGGTATTTTTATACCCCAGATGGCATGTCGAGGTATAAGCTAATGGTTAAAAGCGATGCCAAGCCTAAATTAGACGAAACGCCGCTAATGAAATACGTAACTGGACAGAATATAGTGTACCATGATCGAGCTATAACGAGCATATTTAGCCAGTGTTTTGTGCAAATGGTAGAGCGCTTGAAATATGTTACTGATTCGAAGGTTATACTCTATCACGGTATGGATCCGTCGAACCTTGCGAAAAGGATACGCGCAGACATTGGGGATATTAACAAATACTATTGCTATGAGCTGGATATCTCTAAGTACGATAAGTCTCAAGGTGCACTTATGAAAGACGTGGAACAACGAGTACTAAGGTTGTTGGGACTACATGAAGAGATAATCGATATGTTCTTCTGCGGTGAATATGATTGTTTAGTTTCAATGACGACTCGTGAGTTTGAGACTTCTATAGGAGCGCAGCGTAGGAGCGGTGGTGCTAATACATGGCTAGGCAATACTATCGTTGTTATGACGTTATTGTCTATATTGCTCGAAGAGTCACATGTAGACTATATTGTTGTTTCTGGCGATGATTCTTTGATTTTTTCCACGGAGCCTTTGGACCTGGATACACATACTTTAACTCAGAACTATGGCTTCGATTGTAAATTATTGAACATGACCGCACCTTATTTTTGCTCTAAGTTTTTAGTCCAATGTAAAGATTTATGTTATTTTGTACCTGACCCTTTTAAGTTGTTTGTAAAGCATGGTATCTGTAAATCTACTAGTGTATCTGACTTACATGAAAGGTTTATGTCGTTCGTCGACGTAACGAAAGATCTAGTAAGTGAAGATGTAGTCGCAGCCGTTGCGGAATGTGTACTATGGAAATATCATCGAACTAATTACACTTACGCCGCGATTTGTGTTATACACGTTTTGAGAGCTAACTTTCGGCAATTTTTGCGTATGTACTATTTATGCACCCCTGCCTTAAGTATAGGGTGTAATAATGGAATGAATTCTTTTGTCTTTTCTAAGTTGATAGCTAAGCATTGGTTGAATTTATTTTTAGGTAATTATAAAGATGTGGTACCAATTTTTGATAAAACTCGTGCTGAATAGGCGAGTGTCATTTTTAAATATTTTTATTTGGTTTAAGCCGATGTGTAGCTATTTTTAGAGCCAATACTTTATTCGTTTCTTTGCGTGATTGCCTGATTTGTTACAATGCGCAATTTTGTTTAGCGTATTGTCATTTTTTGATTCTTTATTGCTTGTACCGTCATGTGAATATTAGTTGAGCTTAGTTTTTTAGTTTTAGGTTGTTTCTAATTAATGTTCGTTTTGTTTTGTACAGCTTCATACAGACCCTCCGATTATATCGCTTACAAGGCGGTTAGTGCGGGGACACGGGGGGGGTCTTAGTGGTGATGTTGGCCTGACACAGTAGGTCTCCTCACAGCATCACACTTTTGGTTGGGAGAGTCTGCTTCTTGCATAGCGCATCTCCTTTGTATATATACGCGTTATATTGTTGTTTTAATTATAGCGTTGGTATTACTATTATAACATATTCTCAGGGTTTTTTAGTTTACGTTAGTTTATAATTAGGTTTTCTTACAGTTAATATAATTCTATTTTTTCACGATTAGGTATTGGCTCTATCTTGCGTAGAGTGGTAGTATTGTATATTATCGATTGTAGATTGTCAGTAACACGAGATGATATGAGTGTATACATTAACAGATGTTAGACGCTTTCACAGCCATAACTATCATAGCCTCTTTAATCTTAGCTTTTCTTTTTCTGTTGATACTATTTATAGTGGTACTAGTGTATAATTATTATTCTAGAATGCACAGTTCGATGCGATCGTATGGAGCGGCGTAAGTAGTCACGACGTATGGAAGTAGGATACGACTTTGGTACAACTTATTCCACCCTGTGTTATTCGGCAGAGGGTGCGTCTGGATGTGTGTCGTTGTTCGGGTCGCCGTACATCGAAACGCAAGTGTTCATACGCGCTGACGGAACGGGGTACTCTATTGTAAACAAGCCGAAGGCGCTGTACAATGCTAAAGTACCTGGGCGTCTGTACGTTAATCCAAAACGGTGGGTAGGCGTGAATGCATACGAACTAGACTCATACGTGCTAAAATTAAAACCAGTGCACAGAGTGGAAGTGTTCAAGGACGGGTCGGTAATGCTAGGGGGTATTGGTGAAGGCCCTGATAGGACGGTCTCTGTAACGGATATCATATCCCTTTTTTCTAAAGCACTTATAAAGGAAGCGGAACAGTCTACTGGACTACGCGTAACGGGTGCGGTGGTAACGGTACCAGCCGACTACAACTCTTTTAAACGTAGTTTTATAACTAACTGCATGAAAGACTTGGGTATTCCAGTAAGGGCTATAGTAAATGAACCGACCCCGGCAGCGTTATATTCTTTATCTATATTACAAGAAAAGGATTTATTTCTGTCGGCTTTTGACTTTGGTGGAGGGACGTTTGATGTGTCTTTTGTTAGAAAACTCGGAGATGTGGTATGCGTACTGCTTAGCGTTGGCGATAACTTTTTAGGGGCAAGGGATATCGACAGGGCGGTAGCAGCTGAGGTGAAGGCAAGAGTGGGCGAATCTATCGATACAGCTACATTGTCATTATTTGCAGCGTCTATTAAAGAGGAGGTAACTAATGAGCCGAGGGCAAAGACGCACGTAGTAAAATTGGTGGATGGCGTGAAACTTATAACTTTCACGTCTGAAGACTTAAATGATATAGTTCGTCCGTTTGCCGCTAGGGCGCTACACATATATGAGCAGGCGGCGCAACGATACCATCCTGAAACGTCGGTGGCTGTACTGACTGGTGGATCGTCTGCGTTGCAGTGCGTTCAAGAAGCACTCACAGCTTCCAAATACGACTCTAAAGTGGTATTTGATAAGGGTGACTTCAGAGCCTCAGATAGCTATAGTGCTAAGATATATTGTGATATCCTAGCAGGAGCGTCAAAACTTCGATTGGTGGATACGTTGACGAACACTTTAAGCGATGAGGTACTAAACTTCCGGCCAGTGATAGTATTCTCAAAAGGAAGCGTCATTCCTTCTGAAAGAACCATAACGTTTAATACCGGCGGTAGAAAGACGATGTATGGTGTCTACGAGGGGGAGGAAGTCCGGTCGTATTTGAACGCGCTAACTTTTCGCGGAGAGTACATATCTAATGTTGAAGGTAATAGAACGGACAGTGCTACATTCAGCGTATCGTCAGATGGTATTTTGTCGGTATCGGTGAATGGCACGTTATTAAAAAATGATCTCGTGCCTTCTCCACCTACAGTCTTTTCGAAGAATCTAGAGTATCTTTCCAATATAGAGAAAGTAGCGAATGAAGGAATACCTGAGTACGCTCGACAGTTTATGGCATTATACGGGCAGCGAATATCTAGGGAAGAAATATTAGCTGATGTCGGAGCATTTAAAGAGCATAAAATCGTTGAAAATTATAGTAAGAGATGGCTATAGGTGTGTTATCGTGTGTTACTGGTGAAGCTGATGATGATTTGGCTCTACGGCGAATTAAGCGTCGATACGCGAGATGCACGACAAGAGCACACAGATTATTTCGTTACCTAGATTCGGGTCCCTGCGTTTTACTGTTGAATCTGGCATGTAAGTGTAGTGACTCCATCGGGCCTGGCTAGTGATGTAGGTAAAGCGATCGCATGGGTGGTGCTTGTTAAGGGTTTGGAAAAAACTTTGATGCATCGCGAGTCCGCCTTGACTCAGATCTTGGAATATAGCAACAATCTGTTAACAGTACAGTCTCTGTTTGGAAGGAAACTGTATGAAATTGGCGACCCAATGGCAGTTCTATCGAGCTCGGAGAAAAGGGCGATTCAAGCGATAACCGCTAATATGACTGCTGTGGACAAGGCTACGTCAGAGGCTTTGAGCGTTTACTTAAGAAAAGCGACTAGCGTATCGGAGATAAAAGGAGATTATACCGTACCAGTAGTGAAGCATGAGAGAATGGAAAGAGTTGGAGCTGAGGAGAAGTTGTTTCCAGCGGTGATAAAGGCGTTTTTGGTAGACTTCTCGGAGGTGACGAATTTCATGACGGACACTTCATTGAATATTAAAAGCGATGTATACTCAGCGTACGCTCAAGATACTGAAGAGTACCTGCAGGAGTCGATAGCTAAGCGGATAGATACACAATTTTTTAAAAAATGGGTTAATGTGCGATTCTTCAAAAGTAGACCGTTAGATATGACCTACGAGAATAGAGTGGCTTGGTACTCCTTTGTATGCGATGATATTAAAGTATATTTAGATAAATTTTTTAATTACTCATTCAACCCCTCTGTTCGAAGCGTCGTACCTTACGTCAGAATCGAATCTTCGGACAATCCACACGAGCTGAAGAACTACTTCTCTAACGTTAACTTTAGGCATGGCGCTCGTAGCGCAAGCTCGTGTAGAGCTCCGTCGATCATGTTAGAAATGGTTGTACTTCTAATAGATTCGAATGTTGAGACTCGGTTGGCGCCAGTGCTAGCCATGGTAACAATTCTGTTATGGTACTCCATCTATGGGACTAATAAAACGAGGCTAAAGAAGAGGTACAGATACTTTATAAACTTGCGAAACCCGAAAGGAAAAAGAGTAGATATGCAGGCTGTTGATGATTATGCTAATCGTAAATCAGTGAGCAGCGGCGTAAACATAGCTAGGTACGTGTGTCGATACTACAGTTCTGTAACGTTTTATAGTCGCAAAGTGCTGGGTATAACACGTAATAACTGGCGATCGCTCATGGATATTGAGGGGATTCTAGCTTATGATACGGTAGATGCGTTACCAGTAGCTTTAGTTCCTAAAGACTGGTTACGCAGCTATGCGCGAGCTTGCGAGTATATACGGTTTAATAGTAATGTCACTAGAGGCGGAGAGTATGGTTCGAATACTTAATCATATGTTAAGTGCGAGTATATATTGTAATATACTAGAAGTTATTAGTGAGATTGATCGTAGATTAAAGGCGATATGGCTCAGAATTACGTAGCCGTAGTAGAAGGCACTATTCTCGAAAGTTTGACGGCTCCACCTAAACGATTTAGAGTGGCGACGTCTGATGTGGGGAAATATTACGATAGTAGCAAATACCGCTCTGTAACGGGCGTAGCTACAGCCGAGAGGGATCGGTTACCAGCGATAGAGGAAACTGAACTATTGGCAACAATCCCAACGGAAGCTTCAACAGATAAGGGTGTTATTCCCGAGACTGTTAAGAGGTCGAGTAATAAACCAGAAATAGTAGATGATGTATCAACGTTGCTGTTAAATCCTAGAAAGAACGTTGTACTAAATATTGGATCGGTTAAAACCGTGCCAAAGGTAGTTAATCAGCCGGGTTTGATATCCCGGGAGATTGCTATCCGTATAGGAGAGGCTCTGAAGGAACATTGCAAACAAGTTATGGGTTCGGATAGTAGTACGGACTTAGCTACATACTTTATACATTTGATTCAACTCGCTATTACGTTCTCTACATCCAAAAATAGCGAATACAAAGAGTTTGACTATATAGAAACAGAGACGCAAAAGAAAATATACATCAAGGACGTGAGTGAGGTGGTTGAGAGAGCGGCGATGAATTCGGGGTACGAAAACCCGTTTAGGCAATATATGCGTTATTTTACAAGCTCGAGTATAACACTAACTTTAAATGGTAAAATAACACCTAACGAGAGAACTATGGCTCATCACGGAGTACCCAAGCAGTTCTTTGCATATACTTACGATTTTATTGACCCCGACTATAGCCTCATGAATCATTCGGCGATTAATGCTTACAACTTAACGAGGATTCAAGCATTTAAGAATAAGATAGCTTCAGTGAACAATACTATGCATAACACATACCAGCTGAACCAGGGAGCTGTTTCAGGGTAGGAGGAAGAAGTAGTTAATTTAGTGTTGAAACATGGAATTTCAGCGGATACCTGCAGTCGAGGGCAGTACTTTCCGGTTAAGTGACAAACTAGATGATAAGCGTAAATATATCGACCTCGATAACGGTAGTTTAAAATGGGAAAGAGTACCACATGGCGAACGATACGATGCGTATGTTAGGGCTATAACAGTTGATGACTACCCTATAGACATGACTAAGTCTGATACGATTGAGTTAGATATAACTGTGTTTCCTATCCTTACATATGACACGACTAGCGGGTATATTATCCATTTTGAGTTTATTGAGACACAAGACAAGTGCCTGAGAGTTGGCTTGGGACATAACACACAGTATCTAGGCAGACAACATTTTTCCGTTAAAAGCGTGGACGGGAATGCCAGCAGTGAAACGATGTTAGACTCCAATTTCGTGTCTAATAGCTGGCTTCAAAGTTCTTACAAAATACTCTTTTCGTTGGTCGTAGGTAGAATAGTTGTCAAAATCGACAATTATTACGTATTTCGTACTCCGGCCGTACCGCAGATTAACCCGAAGATTCTTAGAATAGTGCGGACGCTGAGAAGTACGAACTCAAATTTGAAGTATGGGACAGTGACGCCGGCGCAGTTTGCAAAATTCGGGCTGAAGTTCGGGGCTAACGTTACTAATGTTGACGAATCGAAAGTACGACATAGACTGGTACCACCTGATTGGAGGGCGTTCATGCCAAACCGCCAATACGTTGATATGGTTCCAGACGAGTCGTTGGACAAGGATGTGCCGACACCTATACCATCGGTACAAACGAATACAAATGCGACACCATCGGCGGAAGCTATACAGGAGCTGAATAAAGTACTGTCGGCTGACAAAATAATTGAATCTCGTGGTAAAGCTATATTAGAGTTTTTGCCCAACGCTACTCAGTTCAACGAAGCCGATATTTATGACGAAAGGTACCTAGACGAACAACTCAGTCTGAAAGTGAATACCGCTCTAAGCGCACTTTGCGTGGAGTTAATGGGTGATAAATCGAGGGGAGCGTTGGAAACGCTAATAATTGCCATGATTCAGTTATGCGTGACGTATTCTACGGTTAAGAATATGATAATCAAGAAAGAATACTATGTTGAGACAACTTATACCAGAAAATTAATATATGTGTCTTACTTGGCGATTAGATCATGCATAGACAAAGCAGTAGGTTCGAGTTTTGAAGGTAATGCTTTGAGGCAGTACATGAGATACTTCACGTATACTACAGTGTACGCTATGAGGGCGGGCTTGGTCACGCCGAATTATTCGGCCGCCGCTAAGCACGGAGTTCCAAAGAGATTCATCAATTATTCCTTCGACTATTGTATGTTGGATCCTAGGTATTCACAATATGACGAACTTAAAGCTGCGTCTCTTGCGCACGCTTACGCGATTAAGCTTAAAGCCACACGTGGTAGCGACTCTGAGGTCTACAATACTTATAGTTTAGGAAATAATGGAGTTTAGACCGATAGAAGTGTACTACGAACCTGAGAACGGAGGCAAGCTATCGTTTAATGAGATAAATTATGAGACCACTTTAGAAACGGCTGAGTACTATAGGCTATGCGGTTATTCGACCGGTTTTACCGAAGGCGACGAGTATACCACCAACAGCTGGTTAGTGCTTAACCCTGCTAGGTTTAGAGAAGAGGTGTATGACTTGGGAATCGGCGTGCCCTTTACTTTTTATAATAACTTACGTGAGCTGTTGGATATAATACCTAACTTACGAACAATCAAATCGGTTACGCTTCGTCGGCTGTTTTCAGACAGTGGCGAAGTACGTATTGTTTTGAAGTTGAATGTGATCGAAAAAGGAGGACTACCTGTTTCTGTAGAGATATTACCTGAAGTGAAAGGGTATAGGAATATACTGAAGGTGGTCTCTTGGGAAAGGGATAATACAAGAGGAATAGTGAAAAAATCGCTATTAGACGCAACTATTCTGTTACCCAAAATACCAGTATGAGTGAGGAGATCCTGAAGTCGGCAGATGGAATGAGCTGTGTGTATCACTGTTTAACTCTAATAGCTCTAGGAGAGAAAATTACGACAGAGGGTAGAGTGGAACTGTTGATTAATCGATTATGGTTTACTCATTTATCGGACGACGGGAAAATGCGTCATATGTACGACGTGGTTGAGAATATACTCACGTTTGCACAACAGCATAGGATTATTATTCCGCAGCACACATCGGTTTTCTTAAAATATAATGTTGGTAATTTAATAAACGTAGATGGATATACATCGTTGTTGATTGCCTTAGAGGAATTTCTCGCAAGAAGCGATGAATTACGGGAACAAGCGGTAAGCGAGTTCGGTGACGGTTTCGGAGGATTTTATCCGGTATCACAAGTAGTAGAGTTATATGCAAAACATAACTCAAAAATTAGCGAAACTGGTGTTAGAAGGTTGTTGGAAAAGAAGCCTTTACGAGATAAAGATGTGCGTTTCTTTCCTAAAGAACCAAGCGAACGAGACCTTCTAAGTGCATTTGTGTGTATTATAACAGATGAGTTATATACCCGAAACTGTCGTAAGAAATGAACACGAATGCTAAAAAATATCTACTATCTATACTATTAATATTTGTCGTAGCGATAATAAGCGGTGAAACGCGATCTTTGCTAGGGCTTATATTGTTTTTAGTAGGTTTTTTAATTCAAGAGATAATAAAAGATATAAATGAATATTAATAAAAGGGGCAAAAATGGAACGCAGGTGCCCTATAGGTTTAACCACAGAGTTTGATAAGTTAGTTAATAACAAAGTCCTATAAACCTCAATAATCCCTCGTTAGGAGGGACACGCGAGGACTTTGGCGTGCC